CTCAACAATATAGAGGTTAATAATGGCTGACCCAATGATGCCTGAAGCAAAGGCTTTAGCTAAACAACCTAAAGCATTTACGTTGCCACCAGTTCCTGAGTTGTCTGCCCTTAATGCAAATTTAGGTGGAACTCCTACTGTTTCTGAATTTCCTTCTAAACGTGCAAAATTAAAAACTTCTGCTGAAGCGTCTGCTGAACAAGAAAAACAGCTTGGAAAATTAGAACAAGTTGAAGCTCCTATTATGGAAGCTCAACAAGCCGGAGAACAATATAAAGCAACAGCTCAAGCAGAAATTGCTCGACAAAGCAGAGAACAATCTCAAAACATTGAGGCTGATTTAGACCTTATTCGAGAAAAGTTTCCATACCCACAATTTCATCCAACACAAGAAAATATGCAGAGCATCGCAACCTTGTTTAGCTTAATTGGCGTGATTGGTGTTGCTATGGGCGGTACAGGGAAAATGTCAGCCATGAATTCTCTGAACGCTATGTCAGGGATGATGAAGGGTTGGCAACAAGGACGCAAAGATTTATGGGAAAAAGAAAAAGCAGAATTTGATAAAGGAATGGCTAGAACTAAAGCTGTTCTTGAAGATGCTTACAAAGATGCTGACCGTGCTTACAAAGCATTAGCTTATAACCGTGAAGAAGCCTCTGCTTTAGCTGCTCAATCTGTTGCCAAACTCGGCGGTCAAGTAGGAAAGCAAATATTAGAGAAACAAGGTATTGAGCGTTACTTTACTTATCTTGATGGCGTTCGTAAAAGTTTAGAAACTGCTGAAACTGAGGCTGCTAGAGATAAAAGAGAAGAACGTAAAGCTGAAGCTCAAAGAATAAGAGATGAAGCCAGAGCAAAAGAACAAAGGGAGCGTGATGACAGATTAGAAGCTGGCAGAGAACGGCGTCACAGAGAAGATAATGCTCAACGTGAGCGTTTAGCTGCAATAAAAGCATCACAGCCTAAAGGTCAGGGTAGTTCAGCAAACATACGTTATGCGTTCAATATGGCTGAAGCATTTTCTCAAGCCGCTCAAGACTTAGTTAATGTCACGCAGCTTTCTGCTGGAACGGTCATGAGTAACTTTGCTGAATTGGCTGGTAAGTCTGGAGATTCGATAAAGAATGGTTTAACTGCTGCTTTTGCTAGAAAAGTGACAGACCAAGACTCTCGTATGTTTGCTCAATTAGTTGCTGGCCTTGACCAAAACATGGCCCGTACCTTGGGCGGCGGTTATGCCAACTCTGGTGCTAAACATTCGATTGAAGCATACAAACAACAAATATCAAGAGAAGGCGATTCGATGGCTAGTCGCGCATTGTTCCTTGCTAGGTTTAAACAAGAACTTGGAATCTTTGCTGATGTGTATTCTGCTCATCCCGGAGCGAATGAACAAATGACGGCTAAAGTAAACAAATACTATAACGACGTAAATAAAGCAATTCCATTTAGTGTTCAAAATGTTCTTGATGCCGCTAGAGGTTCAAAAATGACCATTAGCAAAGAATTTGAAAACTTGGCTACACCTCAGGGTGGCGTTGACCTTCCTGTTGATACTGGTCAAGCACCAGCTTCTGGAAAAACCGTTCTTCGTCAAGGTAAAGTTACGTCTGGACCCAATGAAGGTAAAACCGTAGTTGAGTATTCCGATGGGACTAAGGAGTACAAATAATGGCTAAAGAACAAATTCAATGGGAACCTGCTGAAGAAAAAGTTCAATGGGACGCCTCCCAAACTTCTGCTGCTCCAAGGATGGATTTAACAGAAAAGCCGAAAAAGGGTTTGTTTGACAGAGCTAAAGACGTTGCTGAATCAACCTTAACTGGTGGCGTTATTGGTGCGTTTGCTCCTGAATTAACTCAAGTTGCAGGTATGGCTGCATCAGCGTTTCCTTTGACTGCTCCTGCTGGCCCTCCTTTGATGGCTCTTGGCAGCAGCATGAAAGGCTCACGTTTAGCTCAAGTTGGATTGGGTATGTTGTCTGGTGCCGGTGAAGAAGTAGCCGGTCAAACTGCTCAGGCTTACGAACAACCTAAATACAAAGAAGAATTGTGGCGTTTAGCTGGTGGTGCTGTAACACCTGAACTAGCTAACCTAGTTAAATACACCGCTGGCAAGCTGGTTGGCATGACCGGCATTGTGACCAAAACAGATTTGCAAGGGCTGGTGTCTGCTCTAGCTAAAGATGCTGGCATAGACGAAAGACAGCTAACTCCATCTCAGCGCAAGTACATTGAAGAAGTAGCTCAACGTATTCGCGGTGGCGCAACTACACAAGACTTTGCTAAGACTGTTTACAGCGCATTAGAGAAAGGTGCTGAACAGGTTGTTGATAAGTTTAATCGTCAAGCAGCAACTCTTGAGTCTCAAGCTCAAAACTTAATTGACGCAACTCAAGCAGCTAACACGGTACGCACACAGCAAGCACTTAACAAAGTATCTGCGTTGCAAAGCCAGTTTGAAAAAGCAGCCAAAGATTTAACGGATGCAGGACGTCAACGTGCTGACGCTATCTTAAAGAACGCAGCAACCAAAGCTGAAGAAATGCGTAGGAACGCTGTAAGCCCACAGACGCGACAGATTCAGGAAATTGAAGTCCAGAATATGTTGAAGAACGCTAGGTCTGAAGCCGACAGAGTAGTTGCTGACGCTAACCAAAAGATTAATCGTTTACGTGATGTAGCAAGCAAGGCTAGAACTACAGCTACAGCTAGAGCAGAGCAAGCAGCAGGTCAACTTACTAGAGTTGGTGAGGCTCAAACGCCTACGCAAACAGGCTCATCTATTCGTGACGCTGTTACGCCAATTTTTAACAAGTTAAAAGATGTTCGGGCTAAAAACGCTGAGAAGAACAAAGGCGATGCTTTTTCTTTTGCTGCAACTAAAGAAGCTCAAGGCCAGTTACCTAAAGACACGCAAGCCTTTAAAAAAGGCATGGCTGAATTAGACAAATTAATTTCTGACACTACGTTGTCTGACATTAAGGCACCTTTACAACGCATACGAAACGCTCTTGACCCTGTTAAAGAGGTTGAAGGTGTAATTGTTGGACAGCCAGCTAAGTTTGAAAGCCTTGAGCAAGTACGTCGTTTCTTGCGTGACCGTTCATACGGATTGCCAGCGGAAGGTTTTGACTCTATCAATCAAATACAGGCCGGTAAGCTGGCTGACATGGTTGAAGGTATTCAAAGGGAGTTTTCTCCCGGTATTGGTAAGTTTTTAGAGCAGTACCGTAAAGATTCTGAACCTTTGAGAGTGTTCAAAACCAAGCTCGGTGAAGCCATTGTCGGAAAAGAAGAATTTGACATGGCTAGGTTTGCTACGGACCCGGCAACACTTGGCAGCAAGTTCTTTAAGTCTGAGACAGGCGTCAAAGACCTTGTGACATTACTTGGCGGTGATGTATCACAAGCTGAAAAGATTGCTAGAGGCTATGTGGCTGACCAACTACGGGCAGCTAATTCATCTCAAGTGTTGAAGAAGATTGGTGAGTGGCGTGATTGGTTGCCGCAGTTCCCTGCTATTGAAAGACAGCTAAAAGACGCTGCTGAACGTATGGCTCAAGCTGAACGTGTTGGTGGACGTCGTGAAAAAGTGTCAACCGCTTTACGCACGGAAGCTAGAGGGTTGCCTGAAAAAGCAGCAACTCAAGCTCGTCGTATTGAATCAGACGCAGAGAAGCAAGCGGCTAGATTAGAAGCTCAAGGACGCAAAGCTGAAGCCGATGCTATTCGCCGTCAAGAAGCTGAAGCAACAAGATTAGAGACAGCGGCAGGTCGTGAAGCTGCTGGTGCTATATCAGAAGCAGAAGCTCAAGCTAGAGCGTCAGGCAAAGCCGTAGAGCGTCAGAGAGGACGTATTGAGACTGAAGCTGAACGTGCGGCTCAAAAAGGCATGACAGAGGCAGAGCGTGATGCCGCAAGACTTCGCGGTGAAGCTGGCAAGCTGTCTGCTGAAGGTGAACAAATCAGGAAGCAGATTCTTGGTGATGCTTTCCCTGCTGAACGTATTCAACAGTTGATTATGCAAGGCAAGCCTAGCTTGTGGAAAGAAGTCGGACCTATTATTGCTAGTGACCCAAAAGCTAAGAAAGCGTTTGGCGATGCGTTAGGTCAGGTTATGGCTGACGCTGTGGTTAGGTCGCCAAGGGCTGCTGTAGAGGCGTTTAACTTACGCATACGTCCAGCAATGGAATCAACCGGATTGCTGTCTGGACGTCAACTGGCTAACCTGCAAGCAGAAATTAACCGGATTAACCAGACGGTTGAAGGTCCAGAAAAGACTAGGTTGCTGACTCGCTTGATAACCAATGCGGTAACAGGAGAGGCTGCCAGGGGTTTGTCTTACATTACGAATCCGTTTGATACGATGTCAACGCTACTAGGTAAATAATGGCTAAGAAACAAAAAGGGATAAATCCAGAACTTGAGACAGCAATTGCTCAAATGTTAATTACTGTAATGAATGACCCAATGGCGTCCATTACAGACAAGACAAAGGTTTTGGATAGGGCGTTAAAGCTGGAGGCAATTAAGTTGAAGTTGTCGGACGATGAGTGGGGTTCTGGCTTTGGTGTAGACGATGAGGATGATAAGGATTAGACTGTGAATCTCTTACATTTAGGGGATATTCATGGACGGAGTTACTTTAGTCACTATTGCTTTGCGCGTCATCTCAAACCGGCTCATCACGATTTTGGCACTACTGACATCGTTTGGTTTAGGATGTTGGACAATGTGGGACCCGAAATGGGAACGGGTGACAACCCTAGCGATATTTGTACTATTCAGTTACCTTCTAGTTAAGGTTGAAGAAAGGAAAGATGATGGAAAAGAATCCGTGCAAGCGTCCTAGTGACGTAAATCAGCAGGTTGCTAAGTCAGTTCGTCCACAGTTGCCAAGAGACGGCAGCAGAGACGGTCAAAACAACACGAACAAGATGCCATCAGGTTTTATTTCTGTTTGGGATTTTGGTAATGGTGAGCAGACTAAACGCAGCCCAACTACAGGTGGCGGCACAAAGGTGTACTAATGGCTAATAACATTCCGTTTCAACCGATGGGTAAAACCACTCGGATAAATGTCACAACGTCAGCAAACACAGTTGCTATTCTGTCTGACAGCCCTGCTAATCAAGTAAGGATTCATAACGGAACTGCGGCTGAAATATTTGTTCGTTTAGGCACGGCTAGTACGGATGACGTTGTTATTCCTACGGCTGGAACTCCTGCCTATGGTTTTGTTGTGCATAACAATGCAACGAATATTTTTACTGCGCCTAAACAATCGACAAATACAGCCGTGTTGTATGTATCAGCCATTATTGCTAGTGGCACAGGAACTATTTACGTAACTCCGGGTGAGGGCTTGTAATGAGTTGGGCTGACGCACTAAAGGCGATTATTCCGATAGTGGTTGCCAGCCTAGCTTGGCTTCTCGGCGAGGTTGGCTCATTCAATACCAGACTGACCAAGATTGAAGGCCAGATGCCAGCGTTGATTACGCCGCAAGGGGTGCCAACTGACAGTCCGTTAAGTGCAGAGGCTAGGCACAAGCTAAAAGAAGACATTTACAAAGACCTGCATGATTTACAGGTTCGCATCAAACTAATGGAAGAAAGAGCTAAGAGATGATTCCTATTGTTGGTGCCTTACTTGGCACGTTAGCTGAAAATGGTCTGACCCTACTTTCTAGTGCAATTCAAGCCAAAGGAAAGCAAATTGTTGAGGACAAGTTGGGTGTAAAAATACCTGACAACCCAACACCGGCTGACATTGAGAGTTTGCGTCAACTGCAATACGAACATGAAGAAAGACTATTAGAGCTTGGTATTGAGAAAGCAAAGATAGAACAGGAAGAACTCAAGGCTTTACTAGAAGCACAAGCTAATCAGGAAAACAATGTCAGTGACCGCTGGAAAGCTGACATGGCGTCTGATTCTTGGTTGTCTAAGAACATTCGCCCCATGACTTTGGTTTACATTTTGACGGCGTACCTTCTGTTTGCTGGTTTAAGTGCGGCAGGGATTAACGTCCAAGAATCGTATGTTTCATTGCTAGGTCAATGGGGTATGTTAGTGATGACTGCTTATTTTGGCGGCAGGACGGTTGAAAAGGTTATGGAGCTGCGTAACAAGGGGGAAAAATGAGTCTCGCACAAGAACAAGCAGCTTTTTTGCTAGACGCTTGCAAACTCATTCAATACGCTACTGAGCAGGGCTTTGTAGTAACTGGAGGTGAGTTAGCACGTACACCAGAACAGCAAGCCATTTACTTCAAAACAGGTCGCTCTAAGACCATGAACAGTATTCATTTGAAGCGGTGTGCAATTGACTTAAACTTCTTCAAAGACGGAAAAATCATTTGGGACAAAGCGATTCTTGCTCCGTTAGGTGCTTATTGGGAATCTTTGTATCCTAAGAACCGTTGGGGCGGAAACTTTAAAAGCCTCGTTGATTGTCCTCACTTTGAACGCAATGTCTAAATCAACTAATCTTTCCGTTGGTAGGGGTGAAAAGCTCTCTGTCAGGTCTGGCGGTGGATTGACCGCTAAAGGCCGCAAGAAGTACAACCGTGCTACCGGCAGTAACTTAAAGGCTCCAACCAAATCAGGACCACGGCACAAGTCTTTCTGCGCTAGGTCTAAGAACTGGAAGGGTGAGAGAGGTAAAGCAGCTAGACGGCATTGGGGGTGTAGATGAGTGACGGTTTATACGCAAATATTCATGCCAAGCGCAGACGCATAGCCAAGGGTTCTGGTGAGCGCATGAGAAAAGTTGGCAGCAAAGGTGCGCCGACAGCAGCAAACTTCAAAAGAGCAGCAAAGACGGCACGAAAAGGTCGCCGTCGTTAATCAAATCATAGGGGATAACTATGTCACATCCAGCACAACTGGCTTTTATAGCCAGCGTTAAGGAACGCTTTCCTGATATGTTTGTGCGTAAGTCTGTCCTAGAAGTGGGCAGTTTGAACGTCAATGGCACAATAAGAGACTTTTTTGAGCAATGCACCTATATCGGCGTAGACTTAGATAGAGGTGATTGTGTGGACGTTGTAGCTAAAGGTGAAGACTTAACCTATAGCGATGGTTCTTTTGACGTTGTAGCCTCTTGTGAGTGCTTTGAGCATACTCCTGAGTGGGCTAGGATATTCAACAACATGGCTAGGATGTCATCCAAGCTAGTGTTCTTTACGTGCGCTACTACCGGCAGACCGGAGCATGGCACTACCAAAACAAACCCTTGGGACTCCCCGTTCACGGCTCACGATTACTACCGCAACATAACGGAAGAAGATATTCGTAGGGATTGCGACTTAGGTCAGTTCTATTACTACGAATTCAGCACGAATGAAGACGCTAAAGACCTGTACTTTTGGGGCTTTAAGTAAAGTCAGAGACTAAGTACCATTCGGTTATGTAGTCCTTAAACTCTATCAAACCCTTGCCGGATTGGACGTAGCTGCCGTCCGGCATGATGCGCCAAAAATTTCCTACGCGCATTCCGTTATCAGTATCTCCAGAGACCACTAAAACCGTGGTCTTAGGAAGCCTTGAGAGGGCTTTTAAGAGGATTTCTTGGCCTTTGCTTATCTTCTCCCCGTCTCGCTTCCATTCGCCGAACAAGAAGTGTTCCTTGCGCTCCAGAACCATGTCCAGATTAGACGGCACTACCTTGCCAAGTAAGCCTGACAGCTCCCCAAAATCAACATGGGGAGCATACTTGTCGCGCATCATGGCGTTTGTAGCAACTGGCCTTCAAATGGGTAGGTTCCAACGTGAGCAAGCTGAACCCACGGTGCAGCCCATACCTTGTAACCGTTATTTCTAGACTTTTTGCAAAAGTCGTAATCCTCAGACAGCAATAACTTGGATTCTTCCTCAATCTGAGTCGCAAAGAACTCATGAATGGTTTCGCCGTTCTGGTTGTTTTGCAAGTCCAGCACGTTATTCAAATACATTGGAACCTTGCCGATTAAACCTTCAAACACTTCGCGCTTAATCAGCATGAAACCCGTGCCACCGTTCCAAATCTCAACTGGCTGATTAACTGGAACTGTTACTTGAGTTTGATAATCCACCAGATTGACCACAAATGCGCCTGTATGGTGTTTTAGCTGGTCATTAGTAACACCAGCATCAATCGCATTACGGACAGTCTGCCAGTTGATTTCCTTCTTTGGGTAGATGCCACAAATAATGTCTTTGTCGGCTTCCATCATCGGGAATATGTCGTTTGGATTGAACCGAATATCGGCGTCAATAAACATCATATGCGTAGCATTAGATTTTAAAAAGTAATGCACTAGTAAATTTCTAGCGCGTTGAATGAGAGACTCATTAAACAAGTAAGAAAAGCTCACAGTCATGCCAGCGTCCTTGCATAGCGTTTGAAGCTGTAAGCACGATTGCGTGTAAAAGCCAAAACACATTCCTCCGTACATTGGACTCGCCACAAACAAGTGTTTATTAGACATTTTTCCACCTTTTTTTAGTTCTGATTGATTGAATTGTTTGCCGTGAAACATTAAATAATGTTGCCAACATTGGGTCAGAAACTCCCAAACTTACTCCAAACCTTATTCTTTCAACTTCGTCGTTTGTAAGTTTTGCTCTTGGGTTACGCTCACCAATAGTGCTTCTTTTTTTCTTAGCCATATCCTCAAGATTTTGCTTTTGAGTGCCTAGAAATAAGTGAGCAGGATTGACGCAATACACGTTGTCGCATGAATGACAAACATTCATGCCTTCAGGTATTTGTCCGACAAACGCTTGATAAGAAGCTCTGTGAGCAAAGTGTTTTCTTCCGTGAGAAATAAGCTCACCGTAACCTCTGATTTGCGTTGCACCCATCCAAATCCAGCATCCAGCTTCAGGTATTTTTTCAACCTTGCTTTCTATGCGTTCCTTGGTTATGTCTAATTTCGTTTGCATTTTTATCCCTTTAAATTAGTGGGGCTACTGGAATCGGTGCCCCGTACCGTTCCTAACTGTCCTCAGAGGGACTCGCCTTCCAGTTGACGGAGGTCTGGCAATTCTTCAATCAGCACCCGTATAAGGCCACCCTTGATTGGTTCTCCTCGAATCATCTCAATGTGGTCAACCTGAAAATCATCATCGAAAACACCAGCATCTTGTAAGCTGTCTAGGACGGCTTTAATCCTGTTGTCGATGTCAATTTTCCTCTTATCTCTAGGACGCAAAATCATTGTTATCTTCAATTTCTTGTCCTCAAACTTAGGAATGTTTTTTTCAATTATGTAGTCTTGAACGTCTGATTTGAATTGCCGTCCATTCTTTGAGAGAATAGTTCTCCCTCTAAAGTTCCTCCAATAAGTATTCATTGAAGGTGGGAACGGCAACTCAAGCCATACGTGCATTACCAAGGAATGTCGCCAGCCATCTTAGATTTTGGCGTTACCTCTTTCGGATACTGAGCGTCCTTCTGCTTATCCTTCCAATCAGGGTCAGATACCTTGATGTTGAAATACTCACCATGAGGGCCATCATTCTTCCAAATACCAAAGTTCACTATCTGACCTTTGACACAGAGAGTGCCTTTTAAATCAGGGTCTGTATCCTTTTGCTTGTATTTGTTGTGCGTAATACGTCCCTTTAATTCCTGTGGGATGAACTTTGTATATTCTTTTGCTTCTGCCATTTGCGGCTACTTAATTTTGGGTAAAAATGCCCCGATGCTTTGGGGCTGTCCATGCCTGAAATTACTCAATAGCGTCCTCCAAGTCTGCAAAGGTATCTACACCTTGTTTGGCTGCTATAAATTGTGTCTTGGTCACAGCATCCATGCGCTTAATTGCATCAGCGTTCCCCGCCTCCCAAGTTTTTCGCTTTTCTGACTTTTCTTCCTTCTTTAACTTCGGCGAATTCTCGATAGCGTCCAACATGGCTACATAACGCTCTATGTAGTCTTGCCAGCCAGTGCAATTAGCGTAAACACTACCGTCAGGCAGGAATAGTTGATACTCGCTTACCGGTTCCTCAATAACGATTTCCGCTTCGCCCATATCCTTGACAGTCGGGCTAGGCGTCTTGAATGTTTCGACTTCTTCAGGCGTGTAAACTCCGACCACGCAAGACGGATAGACTGTTCTAACGCCCTCGCTGACGCATCTGGCTCTAAGCATGGCTCTGGCGTAGTTGCGCCAATTGTCTTTGCCGGTAAGCCCGATTTTCTTAGCCATCTCGAATGTCCAAACGACAGTAACAGAGCCGCCATTAGGATGACTAAAGGTTCCAGCCACTCTTTCATCGGTGTATTCCTCCCATTTGACTGAACCACCAGCTTGTTGAAAGCGTCCTAACATGGCGTCAGCCTTCAATGCTGGACGTCCCTGTATGACATGAAAATCTCTCATTGCAATGGCAGGATGCATATTTTCAGCCTGACAGAGCAACATAATTGCCATTGCTTCCTCAGTTGATTTAAAGCCGAACATCTTGCTTTTAGATGCAACTTCAGCCATCTCGCGTATTTCATTAATCGGTACTAAGGCTGTCATTTGTCCCTCGCTATCATCATGGAATCTGCAAGTGCGTATGCAAATTCGGCTAGGTCTTGGTTATGTAAGGCACCGCCACCATTTTCAGCAAGCATCCCTGTAAGAGCAGCAGCAGCAAAGTAATCCCGCAAGGTCATGCCGGACTCTTGGGTTCCGGTTAAAGGGTTGTGGACGTTAGGAAATGCGTACATAAATCCTCCATTATTTAAGTAAGAAGCGGCGAGAACCTGCCGTTTTCGTGACAAACTTCTCATAAACCTCCGGCATCGTTGATTGAAATAACTTAGAGTCAAATCTATCAGATGCCTTGCTGTTTTTCCACGTAGCTAAAATCTTGCCGTCAAACGTCAGCAATTCGCTACAAAAGCCCATATGAGATTGAATGACAGTAGCCAGACGGTCTTCTTGCTCCTCTAGCATCTTGCGCTGTTCCTTAATATGCTTCAGAGCTTCGGCTGCCTTCTCAATCTGCGAGATAGCCACTACAGACGTTCCATTGTCTTGGGCATAGATGAGCTTGGTCTGGTCTGTATCTTCGGCTTCTAGGGGGGTTTTAGTGGCTACAGCACCCCAAAACTTAGCCATATCTTTGATTAGTTCCTCTTTTTGAGCTTCCATAATTGAAAATTCAAATATTTCAAAGTTTTGGCCTCCGAACAAGACGGCGAGTACAATTTTTTGTACATTATGACAAGCCGCCTCATGGATAAGCTGCGCCATGTCCGCAGCCGGAATAATCCCTGATTCCGCATCGAACTTATTGCGTACCGCCGCATTGTAGTTTTTAGCTTCAACCAGCGTTTGACCGTCCGCAGAGATGAAATCGAAATGGCTACGTAACCATCCTTCTTTGGAGTGTGTAAGCGCATAGTCTGCATCCTTTAATTCAATCTTCAATTTGTCCTGCGCTAGTCTGCCAATTAACGGCTGCATAACGTGACCCATTTGTACCGCTTCAACTTGAGACAAGTCAGGCCGCTCCTTCAAGTTTAGCTTCTCTAGGACAGCTTCGTTGCCTTTGCCGTTGGCTGCTTTGCGTGAGTCACCGCTCCACCACGCAGAATTGCGTATTTCTGGTGCGAAATCATCTTGGTTATTCATTGCTCTGTCCTTATCAAGTTAGGAAATTTTACTTCTGGAAATAGGTCACCTATGTCATAGATGACAGGCTCTACTGGTTCAAACAAGATTGCTTCTGGCTTACATGGAAAATGTTCTAGACGCATCATCGCGCACGCTTCATACAGTCGTTTGCCGTCAACTAAATCTATGACGTAAGAGCTGTGATAGCAGGAACGGTCTTTCTGATGCTTGCAATCAATACACAACTTTGGTGTACTCATGATTTACCCCTTTAGATGGTTAGGAAATACAGTAGGACTATATACATTATTTGGATTATGTTCAATATCTTTTTTCACCTCTCTTTCTTTTGACAATAGCAAGGGCTACGTATAGGGATGATGATGAGTCATGCCGATACTTCAGCCGTTGGCTGTCCACAGTCATACTGTGTTCTGCTGCTTTATTTATCGGGTCGTGTTTCCCGTCTCGCCAGACGTCTCTCATCAGCCTATTCACCCGTTTATCGCTTGGGGCAGAACCCTCGCGTACCCGTTCCCCTTGGTCAAGGTAAACCGCTTTTGTCCCGCGCTGGCACAGTCAGGCCACTTGCTATCGTGCGGGGTACGGTCTAAACGCAAAAAAGCCCTCAAGTTTTGGCTCTCACGTGTATGCGGCACGTTCCCGAAGGATAAAGAACCAAAGCTAAAGGGCTTTCGGTTTTTTCTATGCCGTCACATAGACAACCCGAACATACCCGCGCGGGGGGCAAATGTCAATCAGG